GTAAGTCGTACCGATCACAGCGAACAATGCCGCGTAGGTAGACCGGGAAATTGCTGCGCCATTCCGGAATAACCAACCGGTTGGGGGAGTTTCCGTGGGCCACCAAAGCATACAACCAGCGGGTACCCGCGCCGCCGCTCCAGCGGGAGTAACCGCCCGAACGCTATCAGTGCCGGCTATAACTTCCGCCGTGGTAGCCAACTCGATTATGCCCCGCGCCAATTCCGTCGCCGGAGTGGCCGCCAATGTTGCCGTTATCCGGGCAGCTATAGCGGCGGACAATTGAACTCGGGTATCCGTAGCCGCCGTCAAAGGGGACAGCCCCCCGTCCGTAATGACTTTGATTATTTCTTCCTGGACGGCATTAAGCCAATCGTCCGTCACGGTGGTTCCTGGAGGACCGTCCTTGAAGATATTATATCCCAAAGACACGTCCGGGTTTTGTCCTTCGGTTCTATGCATTAGGTTACTCCTTACGAAGTCCGGACAGCCCACTCGGGGTCAAACCGGAGTAAATCGGCCCCTTCCACTACCCCCACCACTTGACGGGAAGCGGCCGTAACCGTCTGGGTAAATTGGCCATCGGAAACACTGTGGAGAAAGGCGGGAAGACCTATGGTTAAGGCAGACCAGGTGCTGTTTTTCACCAATCCCTTCCGGAGAATTTGGGCTGTGGAAACTCCAGACACGTAGGAATCCAAGGCCACCCCCAAAAGCCCGGTAGTGCCCACCGAACCGAGCAAGGCCGGACGCCAGGTACCAGACGGGGTAAGTTTCATCAGCCAACCGAAAGAACAAGTGGATTCGATAGCTTGACTATAATCTATCCACCCTTTGCCCGACTTGTCCGTGGTTACTCCGGCCGGGCTGGGTTGTTTCCAAAAGTCGCCGGGGTAAGCGAATTCTGTTTCCATCAACGTGACTACGTAGTCCCGAAGGTCTTGGGGGGAAATTTGCCCCGTGATGTTGTCGGCAAACAGGGCTAAAATAGCCGCTCTTGTCCTTTGAACGTCCGTCATTAAACGACTCCCTTTCTTTTCCGAATTGGATTAAATTTTTTCATACGCGCCAATATCCGTTCCCGCTCCTTGTGGAATTAGTGTTCCTTGATAATCATAAATCAAGCCCACGTCCGTTCCGGTATCTATACAGGGACTTCCTACCCGCAGGGTAAAATCCCCAGCGGCGGGGTCTTCCATAAGGGGATTAGCCTCAAAACTATTTAAGTCCAAACCCAAACTTTGGTAAACGGCCAGGGTAAGTCCCCCCGGTCCCCAGGAGGTGTGTCCAAATCCTACGTTGTAATCCAAAGTTAGAGTAACCCCACCGGCTATAATATTTTCCACGCAATCCCTAAATATGTTATTCCGTCCATAGGTCGTGGGAGAGGATGAAGGTACAACATCAAAATACAACCCCTGAGTACAAAGGTAAAACGTGTTATTATCCACTTGGTGGACGGCGCCATCCGAAGCGGATACTCCGGCCGTGGTTTGGCTTACCAAAAGATTGTGATGAACTCGGGAAATTCCGGTAATTGCTCCAATCAGAATCCCGTAGCCGCCCCCGGTAATAAGATTGTCATATATATTCGAGTTTACCCCTGCGGCCGCCCAAATTCCGAATACAATCGGCCCCGCATTAATTACTCCGGATATTTCCAAGTCATCCACTTCCGTTAGAGTAACGATAGCTCCAGTAATATTGGCGGCGGCAGTCACGTTAACGCCGGTAATAGTCAATCCGTTCACCTTGGGAATTACCGGGTGGGCTATTCCGTGAGTAACTTCTCCATCAATAGTAAAGTTTTCGATGGTGACGTTAGATACCCCGTACTCTAAATGTACGGCAATCGAAGTCTTCCCGCCCCACAAAGTATTGGAGCCGTAGGTACAATCCCGCAAAGTTACTCCGTCCGTGGGTTTTGATTGGTAGACCCCCAAATCACCTATAGCGAACCCGCCGTCCCCCGTTATGTGTCGGACTTCGCAGGAATCTACCAATATATCCTGACCCAATAAACCCATAGCGTTATGTTTAGCGGGCCAAACTAATACATCCTCAATAACGATATGAGAGGAAACGGGATAAGGTAATGGACTATCGTAGTTGGCGGTAAAAACGCCTTGACTCGCTGGGTATCGGACCTCGAAATGCTTTGCTGCTATATTATCGTAGCCGTTGGTACAAATACCAGTTAAATACGCGGTAGCATGGAACTCATGACCGTTTGTCCCTGGATTATCCGAAGCGAAAGTGTGTACGTATAAAACGTCCCCCACCGTGTCGTAAAAACAACTTCCGGGGGTAGCATCTACCGTGGCCACGTCCGCCACTAAAGCCGTCCATTGTAAATCTTCATACACAGTAAAGAAAGCAGTACCGGCCACCTGGTCAATGTTACCTATCGCGGGAAGCGGGGCCTCATAGACGTTTACCCGTCCCCCTGTCTTGGACCAATCCCCTGGGGATATTAATACTGAACTATTTATAACCGGGTCCGCCCCCACGCCATGGGCAGTATAGGTTACTCCCGAGGAAACGGCAAGCAACTCTACAAAGTACTCCTCTCCCCGTCGGAAACTAACTATATCCCCGTCAGATTCGTGAGTAACCGCCCGGAAAGCGGCCCAAGTCGGGAAACTATCCAAGGGGTCCGAACCTATAGTAAAAGTGGGGACTTCTTCAAAGTCCAACTTTTTATACGTAGCAAAACCAATATCAAAGCCGTTCCCATCAAAACCCCCGTATAAATAATTGGGGTCTTCCGACGGAAAAGCATAGAATCCCGAGCTAAAACCAGAATCAAAACTCGGGCCAGAATACGCTATAATAAGCGTAGTATGGGCTGGTTTATACTTGTTTAGGACACATTCTAAACCCGCAACAGAAGGAATTCGAATCAAAGGGTCTCCACTGGAGGAAGCCCCAGCCTTGAAAAATATGTAAGGCATATTGGATATGTCTATAGTAACTTGCCAATAGAATATTACTTCTTGATCTCCGCAGGAATCCCCGGCCGCGCCTACCCCCGACCAAAACGGGGTAAACTCTTCTATGGTTATTTCGTAACCCAAAGAAGCGGCTAATTCAATAAAATACTCCTTGTATTGCTGACCCAAGGCTACGTATTTTAAATGAGCCATCTGGCGGCGTTCCGTTATAGTTTCCCCCAAAGCGGAGCAATCATCGGGTAAGCCTAACTCCGTTTCAAAGTCCCCCAACAATTCCAGAGCCTGGCGGGTATCCCTTTCCCGGTAAAGGTCTTCCTGTCGGGAATCCACGCGGGATAATTCCCCCGCTTTACCCAATAAAGTTTGAGTAAGAACCGCCTCATCATCGCGGGGCCAAGCCTTTCCCCAAGGGAGAAGGGACTGTAAAAGCCGCAAATATTCGGTAGGTGTTCTCATTAGTAACTCCCCCAGGTTATAGTCCCTAAAACATGAACTTGGGTTGTCCCTGCTGTTACGTCCGCTGCCGGTAAGACTAACGTATGATACTCTTCTCCAGAAGCCAACGAAATAGCTTCCCGTATTCGAGACAGATATATAGTTTGCTCCGGCCCGCCTTCCCTACGTAACAAATCCAAAATATTTTCCTCCACCGCCGCTTGAACTACCGAAGTGTTGGGATAAACATTTATCTCAAAGTTAACAGGAAACGCGGTTAGCGAAATTACAAAGAAACCTGGTTCTGCTGTAACCGGAATTCCAACTTGCAACCCCGTTCCCGGGTCCGTATGTTCCAAGATATATTCCCGTACCACATCCCTTTGAGCTTCGGTCGGAACGATACTTGAATCATCATCCCGAACAAAAGCCAAGCCTATAGTCCCCACCCCCATGTATTGGGGGAAAGACCACCCCCGAGTGACCCCCGGATACTCCAAAGCCCAATTTACGTAGTCGAAGGCCGCTCCACCGTGGGGGGGTTGTCGTTTCCGGGTTAGCACCCGCGCTCTCAACCCATCATCCGTTTCTTCATCCCCCCCACCTAAAAGACCATCGACCGAAACTGTTACCGTGGTATTTACTCCGGCGATAGGGCTCACAAAGGTCAGGGAAGCACCCCCGGTTACGTTAGTGTCATCCCCTACCGACGCGGAAGTCAAGGCTAACACCGCCGTCCCTGCCGCTATCGTGACTTCCTCATCCACCGTGTAGATAATCCCAGCCCCAGATTGTAATTCGCTCCCGGACGGGATTATTGACCCATTGGTTCCCGTCGCCGTCCCGGTTCCCGTCGCCGGAGTGGCGGCCTGTCGAGTGATGCCGTATTCCCCGGCAATATCGTTCAAGCCCTGAGCATCGGCCTTGGAGGCGAATAGTTGCCGAGACGCATATACAAGAAACTCATATAGCAAATGGACCGCTCCCGCGTATACCCGCGCCATGACCGCCAGGACACTCCGGCGCAACAGGGAACCGGAACCGCCCAGACGGGTTTGAAGGTCGGACTCTATACGGTCGGTTATCTCTTGCAGCGTTGGTCGATCAAACGGCATTGAACGTTTCCTCCCATTGAGTATTGAAAAGAACGGCTTCCACGGCCCCGTCCTGTTTTCTTATCTGGACCCGCCAGGCCAAAACGTCGTTACCTACCGTTCCTTGTCGTTCCACTTCGACCTGGACGGAAGCGGCCACGCCGTCCTCGACCATCCAATTCAAAGCTTCCTTAGCATAACGTCGGACCCGCTCTAATGTTAAGGTCGTTGTTTTTTCCCGGTTTAATAACCATAAGCGGGAACCAATCCGATCATCCTGGAGTGGGGAAAGACTATCCCCCCACCACCCGCGCCGGTCCTTGGAATTGGAATCCGGTAGAACATCATCCGGGTAGGCCCTACGGTCGGTAAATAGACTCACGATCACCGCCGTTTGAAGCCCTTTATCTGTAGTCAGGTCATTATCCGCAAAGAGGAAATCCCCCGCGTCTACGTCCCAATCTATCTTGATATCCGCCATTATTGAGGTACTCCTGTGACTCCCGCGCCAGGTTCAATCCCCCCATGAACGTGATCTCCAAAGTCAATTCCTTCAATATCTACCGGACCACTGAAGGTATTCGCTTCCCCGCCAGCCTGAGTTAGCGGTCCTGTTACTGTTACGCTTCCTGTTTGGTTTATCGTGGGGGCGGTAATACTAACCGCTCCCGCCGCATTGACCACGAAGTCTTGACAATCCAACTGAGCTATTTTACCGGCTTTCAAGGTTAGCCGACAACCTTCACTGGTGTATATAGCGACTTCCCCGCTGGCTAAATCGGTCGGCCGGTATCGGCGGTCATGGACTACCAAGGCAATCCCCGCTTCCCGGTTCCCTCCCAGAAACATTACCGCCACTTCCGCCCCCGCCAAAGGGAACGATTCAAAGCCATAGTTTTGAAACCGCTCCATATCCGTCGCCGTTTCCCCCGCCAAGAGGGTGACTTGAAGTTTTTGGGTAGACTCGGAATTGTTGATGGCCGTAAGAATAGCCCTTCCCAAGAGAAGGAACATCTTGCTTTTTATTCCGGACACTACCCGGCGAAGGTCTGGTATATCAACCGTCATTTATCAAAAACTCCTTTCATCCCCTTCTTGGTTTTCTTGATAGGCTTGGGGATAAGGCGGTACGATTCGGGGTGAACCACGGTTAAGTGGGTTAGCGAACCACGGTCATCGTCAAGGGTAAAGGAAACCCGGCTTATAAGCCGTTCCCCCTCCACACCTAACCAGGGGTCATCCACAGCAACCAAGGCGTTTAAATACCACAATTGTTCGGTAGACTGCTGCCAACCCGGTAAAGTGTAAGTGATTTCCCGACTCCGCGCCGCTCTAATTCGGGCTTCCCAAGCGGCCCGGTCTTTACAATTCCCAGTCGTGGCCTCCAAGTCCGCATGGATAACCATAGGCCGGTAACGGGAAACGACTTCGTCATCCAAGTCCCCGGTCGGTTCCACGTAGTCCGCCAAGGTCTTATTGTCCGTTCCGCGTCCCTGGCCCTTCACGATATACCGGCTGAACCTATCCCGGTTGGATTCGGTAATAGAACCCTCCAGAATATTCTTACCGAACACCAACCCGTCTTCCGTGGCTTCCCATGTCTTACCACCGTCGTTAGAGATACGGGAACCGCCCTGGACAATAAATAGCTTTCCGAATCCGTAACAGCAGGGCAACACACCTACACTGTCGCAAAGCCGTCTTACTAATTCGAGTACCGTGTCCCCTTCGTTGGCCTTAAACTCCGGGACTTTCTTGACTATGGCTTCCGCTATCGGATTCCCCGCCACCAAGTCCCCGTCTATCAAGACCTTTACCCCGTAAGGAGCACAAAGCCGAACCAGGATTGCCCCCACGTCCAAGTTTTTCCACTCGTTTTCTGTTTCCGCGAAGGAGCAATCCACCAGGTCCGCCGTCTTTTCCCGTCCAGATATTTTCATGACGTGGTTTCGACCATCATAATTTATGTGTATATCCTCGATGTAGCCGGTTACTAACGGTTCCCCGTCCAACTCGATACTACACTCATCCCCCAGGGCAAGTTTCCAGTCTTCCGGTCGGCCGGGGAAAAGGTCTGTAGCTCCCAGGGAAAATGAATGGGCGATATTCTCCAGCGATTGATCCACGTGTATACTTGTCCAACCGCTGTACTCTTCCCCCGCCACTTTCAATATCGGTCCCATTATTCCCCCAATAGCTCGATAGTTTCCCCAGACGGCAGGAAACCAGGGTGGACTACCAAGGGCTTATTCCGTTCGAATATTTCCGTGGCCCGGTTTATGTCCTCATACTTTTGGTAACTCAGGGTAAGAATATTTTCCACGGTAGGCGGAACCAAATAACTTTCCACCCGCGCCAGGTCCGCCCCGATAAGCCCCATGCCCTTTATCAAGGCCGGCCGAATCTGTTGCAAACCTTCGTATACCGAAGGCTGACTTATTGATATTCCATAATCCCGGTAAAAAGTATCCGCCGACTCATCCCCCAACTTCAAAAGGTGAGCATCCAAGGCATCTAATATATTTTCCAATACTCCCATAGCATCATCGTAGCTCTCATACTCCCCTCGAATACCAATCTGGGCAGCAGTAGCAATAGCGGCCGTACGCGCAGCATTTACTATGGCTATCTGGTTAGCCGCTTGTTTTACCCGGACTTCAGTAGTTAACGGTACCGCCGGAAGACGGCCACCATAAGGACTGGGGGAAGGGGTATCTAACGGCTCACCGAATCGGGTCAGGGCCAAGGCCGCCAGGACCGCTGAGCGGCCTACTACCCCCGTAGCCGCTGGGGGGTTCGAGGATATAAGCCGACCGGAACAGGAACCCAAAACATTGCCGGTTATAGTTTCACCAAATTCCCCTATTATTCCCATGAAAGAATTGTAGCCATCCACCAATACCCGCGCCACGTCGCAAGGGGTATCAATTATGTCTATGACGGAATCCCGAAGGGTTTGGACGTAAGTAACCGCGCTGTTTACCGTGGCTAAGACCGCGCCCTGGATAGACGTTACCGCCGCCACTATCATAGTAGCCTGGGCCTGGACAGATTGGATAGCCGAAAGGACCGCGAACCCAGGCATGTCCTCCACGCTAAAGCCTTCCCCAAAGGTATCCATAACCCGGTCCAGGACTTCTCCCACCACCCCGCCTACCAGGGATAAGGGGTTGTCCTCTTCCGTTGGATTCTGGTTGGTTCCGGCCTCCACGAAAACCATAGAAAATTTGGCTATTCCG